AACCCTCCCTTTCAAAACAGAATTAACGTAAACGTCAAAAACATACTTAAATTTAGGCTCGGTGGTGTTATTACTACTCACCACTATTATCAAATCCCTACCTATTGGCTCAAATTGGGAGGGCTGCTGTTCTATGGTTATCGCCATTTTTAACTAAGTTTTATATTGTCTAATTTATCAAATGTAAAGTCCACATTAAACTCCACATCTTTAAGCCATTCATTCTGCAAATCCTCTCCTAACTTATTATACTCCTCAATAAAAGCCTCAGTATAGAAGTGGGTAGCCTCTGTTCCATACTTTCCAATCTTTCTAGCTATTACATAAGCCATACTTTTAAGCCTTGCATCTGTCCTCTTTAACAGTTGTCCGTTTTTAAGGTTTCTGGGGTTTAGAGGTTTAATCCGTACCCACTTTAAAATGGCAGAAATAGGTGGCTGCTTTCCTGGTGGCCGCCCCTCTTCTACATACTCTAAATAATTACCTCCCACTCCTCCAGCTCCAAAGTCTAATGTAATTTTATCACCTCTTTGGTTAAGGTCATAAAGTAGAGATTTGGAAAGCCTACCACTTGAATTAATCTTGGTCGAATAGCTGGCTCCTCTTGGACTTTTACGCCTCCTTTTTACAGCCAATAACTGTTTCGCTTTCTCCACTACTTTCTCAGAAAACTGCTCCAGCTCGGCAAAGGTGTTATTTGTTTCTGCGCTCATTATCCACTTACCAAATTAGTATCAATAGGAACCTTTTTTGGCTGGTCGCATGCATTAGACGAATAAGGAACCGTAATACTAAAAGAGGCTGTATAGCCACAAAGCACATTTTTATACTCCTCAATAAATGGCTGGAATTGTAAAGGGTAACTCACTTCAAATAGTTCATCTCTTTTAAAAACTGTCAGTCCATGCCTTATCTCTGCATCCAAGTCTGTGAGGTTTCTAAGAGTGTCACTTAATAACTCCAATATCCTTTCCTCCTTATTCTCTTTCTGAAATAACAAGTCTGCACATACCACCTCTAGGTTGTAAGTTATTTGCCCCACCTCCACAGAAGCAAGACCAGGAATCACATGGACCAAAGGAAATAGAGTTTCCTTCTTTAAGTCCATCAAATCTATCTGGCCATAATTAAAAGACTTCACGAAGTAGTGATCTGTATAGTACTCTTTGAGTAATTCGATAAGGTTTAAAAGTGTAATCATTAGCCTCTATTTCTTTGGGTTCGTACTGCTTCTGCGTTCTTGTCTTTTAGCCAGGATAGGTATGTTAGGCTTTCATAAATTGGTTTTTTTGTAATCTCCTCAATATCTAAAAACCTATCATTGCTCATTACTCCGAGGGTGTTATACCACCCATATTTTTCAGCTACCGAGTTGTGTAAGGTTTCGCCTTCTCTTTCGTTTTCCTCCTCCTCTCCTTTTCCTCCACTGTAAAGGTTTTCAAAGTCATTAATAAGTCCGTCCCTAAACGAAAAAAAAAAGACTGCGCACCGATCACCTTATCCATTGGCAAATCTAAAAACCCCTCTGCATTTTCTTTAATATGCTGGTCATTGTATTCCTCTATGCTGTAAAGCTCCTTCTTTTGTTTGTCTATTGGCCTGAATAGAATACTCATTATTTTATGGGCGTTCTGCCAATATCCTCCTTGTTTCATTAGCTCCTCATAATCCACCCACTCACCAGTGGATAGCTTACTAAGGTTAGGCACAAAGCCAAAATCTTTACCTTTAAAATTAAACGTCTGTTGGAATTTAATCTCTGCGTTGTTGTCCTCTAATATCTTGACTACATCGGAATAAATACTGTTGAGATCCTTTAGGTTTAAGCTCCTCACGTCTTTGGTGGTCATACCACAGAACATCTCAACCACCACCATCTTTTCCTCTAAAGGTGAGGCATTACGACTTCTAGCTTTATGCAAGGTGTAGGCTCTGAATTGTCCTAGAGTAATCTCACTCCACTTTGTTGGTATAGTTATCTCCTTTGTGTTCATGTCTTATTAATTAGTATCAGTTAGTTTCTTTTTGTTCCTTATTACATCACCTCATACTGTCCACTAAAAGGCTGCTGCAGCTTCATAATTAAACCGTAACGAATGGCATCTATACTATGGTTAAATTTATCCAGTGGCTCGTTAAGTATCTTTTGGTTTTTGTCCTCCTTGTATTTGTAGTTCCTGAACTCCTTAATAATATCTGTACTGGAGGAAGTAACAAATAGCTTATAAGTTCTCATTAAATCAATCCCTATTCTTATACTATCTGGACCTTTTTTAGTGGGCTTAATATTAAAACCAGTTCGGTGTATTTCCTCTATGCTTTTAGGCTCTGCGCTGTCTGCAAATATCTCAGCAGCTCTTGTTATCTCTAATATTTTTAGTTCGGTGCTAATATCTTGGTTGGTCAATCCTGTGGTATAAATAAGCTGGTCAAAGTATAATTCCTCTCCTCTCCTATAAATCCTTACTAAACAAGTTGGGTCATTTGAATATCCAAAATCTAAGCCCATGCAGAGCTCTTTGGCGTTCTCTGGCACTTCATCTACTTGGCCCACATTATCAAAAACTAAGCTCCTAGATTTACCCCTCTCACCCAATCCATAAATGGCCCAGTAGTTACTATCTGTTTCCTTTAATCTTTCAATCTCTTGAACTACTGACTTAGGGAGGAATGGATTATCTAAGTATGTCGTTTTATAAAATGTGGCATCATCTCTGGTCATTACCTTTTCATAAATCCAGTGGAACTCGTCTGAGGGGTTGTAGTCAATTATAATCTTACTCCTTGTTCTAAGTGATAACTGCACCCAACTTTCCAGATCTATCTCATTGCACTCGTTTATAAATAGTATATCCCTTTTACGCCCTCTTACCTTTTGGGGTTGGTCTAGGCTTATAAACTCAACAAGGTTTCCGAATAAGAGATAAGTTCCGTCACTTTTATTGTGGTGCTTCTCGGTGTAGTAGTTTTCCTTTTGTATTATCTCAAAGAAATCTCTCATGGCCGAGGCTTTCAAAGCTGGCAAAGTCCTTCTGCATATTGTGATAATGTGATTATTTCCTTTATTCTCCCAGCAGTAATCTATTAACACCTTAATAATTGAATAAGTCTTACCCGACCTTGTGCCTCCCTGGTTTATGGAAATCCTAGTTTGACAGTTTGAAACGTCATAATATGTTTTTGGTTGGCTAATCAAAGTACTTGTCGATTGTTTCTTTGGCTTGGTCGAAACCAGTGCATACCTCAGCTTTGTAACCTCTCTCTCTTAATTTAGTGATCACCTCTTTCTGGTGAATGGAGGCATAGTTTCCCTTTACTTTTAGCTCTATGGCTAGGCCATGATATTCTCCTTTGGGCTCTAGGATTAGAAGATCTGGCCACCCTTTTTTATAGCCAGCAGCTTTCATCTTTCTGGCTTGTGTTATGCTTGTTCTTATCCCTCCAGGACTTCCGTTAAATAGAATGTCCTTTACTTTCATCCTGAGGTAACCCACCACCGCCACTTGTAAACCTTGTTCACTTTGTTTCATTTATTTTGGTTTAACTGTTTTTGTTTCTTTGTTTATATTTGCATACAATATATGCGAAGGAAGTGTTATGGTTACACGCCTAACATTCCAGTTAGGAATTGGAGTTCGAATCTACCTCTTCGCTCAAAGCTGAATTAATAACCCTCCTTTCTTGGAGGGTTATTTTTTTACCCTTATACATTCCAGCACCTTGTTTGTCTATTTCACTAAAAGGAAGTATCGGAACAGTTATTTCACAAGTTTTATCAATTAGGTAAATGTATTTTAACTGATTACCTTTTAACGGAATAGCTTCACCTTTTTCAATTAAATAACGAGAAAAATACTTCCCATTAATACTTGGATAATTTTTATTATCTAAACTTTTTTTAGCTACTATTTTTCCGTTCCAATTTAAAATTTGATTGTTTTTTTTCAGTCCTATTAATTTAAAACCGCTCGCTCTGTATATCGTTCCGTCCCCACATTGTGTGCCGTCGGCGAAGGAAACTATCCATTTAATATGCGGTGCATTCTTTTTTATTAATCTTATTGATATTGCAATACATCTACTCTCTGAATATTTTGGTAAATAGTCATCAAAAGCCATTCTATTTAGCTCTATAAATTCGTTCCAACCTGTATCTTTTACCGTTAGTTTCACTTTTGATTTATCCATTGAATTACCGTAACTCATTACTCCATGTAATTTGCCGTCAAGAAAACAACCAAAATGTAAATTAGAATTAGGCACAACCTTTCCCGAATAGTGTGTTTTTTTTACAAAAGCATTAGCTACTTTACTATTTATGACTTTTACTATTATTTCCTTTGCTCTGCCCATTGCATAATTATTAAATAAAGTGCATTTCCGTTGCTGTTTTCATTCCCTAGAGTTTCACAGTACTTATACTCCTCAGAGTTTTTCGTGTCTATTATAGAGTTCTTTATTTGTTCGGCTTGCTTATCTGCTAAAGTGAATGTCATTTGTTGAA